CGTTCGACCGGCGAGGAACTCACGCGCCAGGCCGGGCTGACCGCGCGCTACGCGATCGAGGGGCTGGCGGGCATCCCCGCCATCATCGCGGATCCGATCAGCCGGCTGGCGGGCGCCAAGCCGTTCGGCGAGTGGCTGTCCGAGAAGCTCACCGACGTCGGCTTGCCGAGTCCTGAGACGCAGGGCGAGCGCCTGGTCGGCGACGTCTCGCGCGGGCTCGCCGGAGGCGGCGGCACGGTCGCACTCGGCAAGGGGCTGGCCGGCGCCACCAATGCCGTCACGCGCGGCGTCGGCGAGACGCTCGCGGCGAACGCCGGCGCGCAGGCGGCCGGCGGCGGCACCGCGGCAGGCGCGGCGGGCGTTGCGCGCGAGGAGGGCGCGTCGCCGCTCGTGCAGCTCGCGATCGGCATGGCAACCGGCTTCCTGACGCCGGCGTCGATCGAGGCGGCGCGGCTGGTGCTGCCGGCGGCGGGGCGTGCGGCGAAGCAGGTCGTCAAGCCGTTCTCCGCGGCCGGGCGCGAAGAGGTCGCCGGCGCGACGCTGAAGCGAATAGCGAGCGACGCCGACGCAGCCACCGCGAACATGGGCGACGCGCCTGAGATCGTGCCCGGCTCGCTGCCGACAACGGCGCAGGCATCGCGCGACCTCGGGCTGCTGCAGGCAGAGCGCACGCTGGCCGCGACCGATCCGCGCTTCGCGGCGCGGAAGTCGGCCAACAACGCGGCGCGCAACCGCGCGCTCGAGGACATCGCCGGCACGCGCGAGGACGTCGACGCGGCCAAGGATGCGCGCGCGAAGACGGCGGAAGGCAACTACGACAAGGCCGAAGCCGGCGGTTTCAGCGGCGAGAACGACGTCGACCTGCTGCTGTCGCTCGCGCAGCGCCCGGCGTTCAAGGACGCGGTGAAGACGGCCGCCAAGATCGCCGCTGAGTCGGGCCAGCCGGTGGACGATGTGATGAGCTCCGTGCGCGGGCTGCACCTCGTCAAGCTAGCGCTCGACGACATGCTCGACACCGCGGCCGTGAGCGGCATCGGCAAGGCGCAGCGGCGCGCGATCGCGCAGACGCGCGAGGATCTGCTGTCCTGGCTCGACAAGGCGAGCCCCGACTACGCCGCGGCGCGCGCGCAGTATCGGGCCGACAGCGTGCCGATCAATCGCATGGAGGCGGGGCAGGACATCCAGGCGCGCACGCGGCTCGCCGGCCCCGACGTCACCGGCGAGCCGATCCTCTCGCAGGCGAAGTGGCAAAACGTCGTCACCCGCAAGCTCGACGAGCTCGGCAACGTGATGTCCGACGAGCAGATGCAGACGCTGCGCGCGATCGGCGAAGATCTCGACCGCGCATCGCTGTCGGACACCGCGGGCCGCGCGGTGGGGTCGAACACCTTCCAGAACCTGTCGACCGCGAACCTGCTTGGCGCGGCGTTCGGCAAGGGACTGTCGACCAACTCGACCCTGCAAACGCTCGCGCGCCCGCTGCGCTGGCTCTACCAGATCCCCGAGGAGCAGGTGCGCGACCTCGTCGTGCAGGCGATGCTCGATCCGTCGATCGCGAAAGCGATGATGAGCAAGGCGACGCCGGCCAACGTCGACATGCTGAGCGAGATGCTCAAGTTCGCGACGAAGGCGCGCGGGCTCGGCGCCGCGGCAACCGTGGGCGCTACAGAAACAGCAGCCAGGTGAGCAGGAACGGCCAGGTGTAGAGAAGCACCGCGCCGACGAAGGCGCCCACCGTCAGCAAGAAAATCACCGGACCGCCCGCGATAGCCGCCCACCACTCGGAGGGGCGCGGATTGCGAGGGTCGTACGGCCGCACGTTCTCGTTGATTTCCCAGGCCATCCGGCCATCGTAACCCCCAGAGGAGCCACGTGGCAACCAGCCCCTTCGCGTTCCCCCTCGGCGTCCCGATCTTCCGCTGGTTCGACAACAACGGGCTGCCCGCGGCGTCGTACCAGCTGCAGACGTACGCGGCGAGCACCGCCACGCCGCTCGCGACCTACCCGACCTACGCGGACGCGATCGCGGGCACCAACCCGAACACCAACCCGGTCGTGCTCGACGCGAACGGGGCGGCGCAGGTGTGGGTGCAGGCGGCGTTCTACAAGCTCGTGATGATGCTGCCGGTCGCGGCCGGCGGCGCCACCGTGTACACGCAGGACAACGTACCGGTGGCGATGGGCTACCCGCAGCCGTACCCGACCGAATGGATCGGCGAGACCAACCCGGTCGCGTTCATCTCCACGACGTCGTTCCAGATCACCGGCGTCGACGTCACGGCGGCGTACCACACCGGGCGGCGCGTGAAGGTGCAGGTCACCGCCGGCACGCGCTACGGCACAGTGCGCAACTCGTCGTTCGCGGTCAACACGTCCGTCAACATCGACATCGACCAGGGCCTGACGCTCGACGCGGGCCTCTCGGCGGTTAGCTACGGCTGGAACAGCTGGGCGAATCCGTCCTACCTCGCGCCGCGCACGGCCTTCTCGGCGATCAAGAACGGCACGCAGACCGGCTTCGCGGCGTCGACCAAGATCACCGCGTGGACGGTGCAGCAGGACCCGCTGTCGGAGTGGGACGTGGGCAACAACCGCTGGGTGCCGAAGACGGCCGGCAAGTACCTCGTGACGTTCCAGTGCGAGTTCGCGGACACCGGCGTCGCGCAAGCGGTGACGCCGCAGATCGCGCTCACGGGCGCGGTCGTGTCACAGGCGGCGTCGCGCAGCGCGGCCACCGGCGGCAACGTCGAGTCGCGCACCGTGCATCACCTCGCCAACATGACTATCGGCGGGGCAACCAACTACATCGAGGCGTTCCTGCTCGGCACCGCGAACACCACAGTGCAGAACACGACGGGCACGCGCCTGACCATCGTGTCGGTGCCTTGATGGGCTCCGAGGAGCAGTGGGACGGTCGGGAACGGCGCGCAGCGCAGCGGTGGCACGTCGGCAAGGAGATCCCGATCGCGCTCATCCTCGCCGTCGTCATGCAGACGTGCGGCGGCATCTGGTGGGCGGCGTCGCTGTCGGCCAAGATCGACGCGGCAATCGCCACCATCGCGGAGTTCCGCGCCGAGCGGTACACGAAGGAGGACGGCCGGCGCGATCGTGAGCTCTTCCTGCAGCTGATCGAACAGCAGCGGCAGCGGGACGCCGAGCACGAGCGCCGGCTGACGCAGGTGGAAGAGACGCAGCGAGGGCGGCGGTGATCCCATCCCCTGAGATCGTCGACTTCGTCGCTGCTTGGGAAGGATTCCGCGCCAACGCCTACCTCGACGTGGTCGGCATCTGGACGATCGGCTACGGCCAGACGCGCGGCGTGCGCGAGGGCGATACCGTCACGCGCGAGGAAGCCCGGGCCGACCTCGAGGAGACGCTGACGCGCGACGGCCAGGTGCTGCAGGCGTTCATGACGCGCGAGCCGTCGCAGCAGCAGTTCGACGCGCTGCTGTCGCTCGCCTACAACTGCGGCGTGCAGCGCATCGGTGAATCTGGCGTGATGTTCCGTTTCAACAACGGCTGGGACCGGGACTGCGCCGATCGCATCCTGTGGTGGGACAAGGCCGGCGGGCGCGTGCTGTCGGGCCTGCACAAGCGGCGCGAGGCCGAGCGCGCGATCTACCTCGACGGCGACTACAGCGGGCGGCCATGAAGGCGGACACGATGGCGATCGTCGGCGGCGTGCTGTTGCTGGTCGGCGTCTACGTGCTCTGGCGCGCGCACCGGGCGCGGGGGAACAACATCGACCTCGCGTACCTGCTGGTCGACGGCGAGCTGCATCCGCCGCGCGTGACGCTCGCGAAGTTCACCGGGTTCGGCGCGTTCCTCGTCTCGACCTACCTGCTGATCTACATCACGCTGACCGGGCACTTCGACGCGACGGCGTTCATCGGCTACCTAGGTGCATGGGGCGCGGTGAAGGTGGCCTCCGACTACATCACGATGCGCTCGAGCGGGACGGGGCGCGTCGACTACGTGAACGACCGATGAATCGACAGCGCGGGTTCGTGATCCCGACGGTGCTGATCGTGTACGGCCTCGCGGCGCTCGCCGCGATCGCCGTCACCGGCGCCATCGCCTACAAGGCGCAGCACTGGTGCAACACCGTCTGCAAGGAGGCGCGCGGCGAGCGCGACCAGCTCGCGGCCGAGAAGCGCGAGGCGTTGCGGCGCGAGGCCGCGATCGCGGTCAAGTACGGCGAGCAGGTGGCGGCCACCGCGGCCGCCGAGGCGAAACGACAGGAGGTCCGAGATGGGCAATTCGCACCGGTCCGCGCGCGCGTTCGCGCGCTCCCTTCTGCTGCTGGTGGCATGCGCGTGCCTGCTGATGTCGTTCGGGTGCTCGACGCCGCGACCCGCGCAGCCAATGCTGCCGGTGCCCCCGCCGGTGCTCCTGAAGCCGCTGCGGCCGCTCCCCCCGCCGCCGACAGTCGAGGCGACCTCCTGGCCGGATGGTTCGCCGAAGTCGCCGAAATCCACGCCGAGTGCCGCGACCGCGTAGCGGAGTGGCAGACCTTTTACAGCGGCCTGCGGGCCGCGCAACAGGAGCCAGCACATGAGCAGATTCACTGACGCCGCCCAGTCGGCGTTCGCGTGGTGCGACGCGCACCGGAAGGCGACGGCGGTCATCGCCGCCGCGGTCGTGTTCTTCATCATCGGGGTGATGCTGTGAGCGACGACGGCACGTTCAACTGTCCCATCAAGTGGACGCAGCAAGCCACGCTCTCCAACTTCGTCGGCACGCTTCTGGCAGCCGGCACCGCCGTGCCGCAGGAGGTGCAGAACCTCGCCGGCCGGATCAACTACTACGCCGAGCAGGCGCGTCCGCACGACCCGCTGGAAGCCTTCCGTGCCCGTCTGCGCGTCGGCCAGCTCTGCGCGTGGGCGCAGCTGTCGGACGCCGAATCGTCGGCGCTCAAGGCGCAGTACGGCGGCCCGGTGGTGCTGCAGTACACGCAGTTCTACGGCGCGAGCAGCGGCGGCGGGGTGAACGTCAACGTGCGTCAGGCCGGCGGCGGCTGGGAATTTTTCAGCCTCAAAGCCGATGCGTGGCTGCCGGATGTCGGCGGAGCGGGTGATGCGTACGTCGCGTGGATCTGCGCTCGCAACGACCCGCCGCGCACGGTGCTCGCGCCGTTCCCGTCATGACCCCGCCCCGCATCTACGTCGTCCCCGCCAAGCGCGGCTACGTCTGGCACATCGTCAGGGGCGGCAGGATCACGGCCAACGGGGAGACGTTCGCCACCCGCGCCAACGCGATCCGGGCGGCGAGGAACGTCATCCGGTCCCTGTGCGGCATCTTCGGCGTGCCGGTGTCGATCAAGGTCAAGCGGACCGGGGAGGCTTGCGAGGTCATCCCCACCATTGACGGCTTCTACGCGAGCGGCGGGCGGCGGCGAGGTCGAGCGTGTTCATGCGCTGGCGTCGGATAGTGAGGTCAGGCGGCGAACAGTCCTTGCTGCGCGGTGACGCCGCGCAAGTTCTCGCACGCCTGCCGCCAGTAGGCTTCCTTTAGCTCCACGCCGATGAACCGACGGCCTGCCTTGAGCGATTCGTAGCCCTCGCTGCCGATCCCCATAAAAGGGGACAGCACCACGTCACGCGAGTTGCTCCACATGACAAGCGCCCGCTGAATCACGTCCAGTTGCAGCGGACACAAGTGCTTTTCGTCATTCTCGGTGCGCGCCCCCTTCACGTTAAGCACATTCGTCTGATTGACCGTCATCCACACCGGGGACGCCCATTCCTGCCATTGATCGAGCGGGAAGTCCTCTGGCGTATGCCGGATCGGATCGGAGTTGTCTCCCGGCTTGACGAACGTCATCAGGTAATCAGGCATCCCGCCGCGCGACTTCGCGCTGTCGCTCTGCAATTGCTTGTAGAGCAGGCCAACATGCTTCGTGCGAGTCATCTCCACGACGGGGCATCGCCAGATCGTGCGCCGCGAGTGCAGAACCCATCCTGCCTCTTGGTGCAAGCGGATGATCTGCCCGGAAAAGTCTTTGATGCCGACGTGACCATCGCGCCACTTCGTCATCGGCAGGTCGGAGCAATGGACCGCCGTCAGCCGCCCCGGCTTCGTGACGCGGAATTTCTCCGCGATCAGGTAGGCGTAGTGATCGTAAAACTCCTCGTCGCTCGCGCTGTTTCCCATGTCGCACTCGCTGTCCGAGTAGACGAATAGCGAAGCAAACGGCGGGGAATACACGGAGAAGTCGATAGACGCATCCGGTAGTTGCCGCACCACGTCCACGCAATCCCCGTTGTAGGCGGCCCAATCGTCGCCGTGCTGTTCGTTTAGGCAGCGGATAACCATTGCGGCACCCTTCCTTCGTGTGTTGGGTTGTACGGCACGCGGGACTGTGACGCGCGCCCGATGTTGCGCAGCATTGCCGCGCGCATGGCCTGCTTCATCGAGTCGTGATCGTTCGCCTTGCGGTCAATCACCGCCCCGATGGATTCCTCGCCGGTTGCCACGGCGATATGCACCTGTACCTCTTGCTTCTGACCGAAGCGCCAGAACCGGCGCACGGCCTGATACCAAGCCTCGTAGCTGAACGAGCGCCCGACAAAGACCGTGTGCGCGTACTGCTGCCAGTTAAGGCCGAACCCGCAGATAGACGGCTTGGTGATGAGCACGCGCGCAGAGCCGTCCGCGAACGCATCAAGCGCCGATTCCTTGGCTTCGATGCTCATCGAGCCGCGCACCTCAACCACGCCACGCATCCCGCGCAACCGCTCTAGTACGGCATCGGCCTCGTAATCGGTGTCTACCCAGACGACCCACGGCGCATCGTTGCTGGCGGCGAGCTGCGCAGCGATACCGGCGCGTTCCCCGGCTGTCTGGCGCTTCACGTCGTGCATATTGGTGGCCGACACCACGTCCGACGCAAACAGATCGCCCTCTGGCGCTTTCAGCTTCGACGCAACCGTATGCCGGTGAACCTGCATCGGTGGCAGCACGAACCCATCATCCTTGTCGCCCAAGTCCGATGGCATCGCTGCCATGCGGCACCACGATGCCATCCAGTCCCAGAATGCCGTGACACCGTGGCGCTTGAGCCGCCAGTTTTGCGATGCGGTTGATGTGTCGTTGATGAAGAATCGGGACAGCATTTCCGATCTCGTCATCACGCCGCAGAACTGAGCATGCTGCCCTAGCTCCATGTGATCGTTCGGGGCCGGGGTCGCGGTGGCCGACAGTCGGAACCGATGACCGCTGAATGCCGCGATCAAATCCCGCGACGTCTTGCCGCTAAAGTTCTTGAGGATGGACGATTCGTCCAGCGCGACCGCTCCGAAGGCATCAGGCGTCAGGCGTTCCAGCCGGTCGTAATTGCAGATGTTGATCCCGTCCCCTGCCTCCGATTGATCGCGGATGACGCGCACGGCGTATCCGAACCGCTCGCCCTCGGCCGCGAATTGATGCGCAACCGCAAGCGGCGTCAGGATCAGAGCGCGGCCGTTGGTTGCGTGCCTGGCATGCTCCGCCCATTCCAACTCGCACAATGTCTTACCTAGCCCGGTATCGAGGAACAGGCCGCCGCTGCCGACGCGTAGGAGAAAGCGCACGCATTCGGCCTGATAGGGGAATAGATGCGAGGCAAGGTCATCAACGGCGATCCCGCACTCCGTGGCGCGTGGGCGCTTGCTGTGCAGAAAGTCGGCGTAGCTCACGACTCAATCCCCCTCGCCGCGTCCTCTGCCCCGTCTGCGGTCATTTCGTCCTGACCTCGACCTTGAGCGATGCCGCGATTTCGGACAACTTGGTCTTCGCGGTCTCCGCGAGCGCCGGGACGATGGCCGCATTCACCTGCGATAGCGCGCCCTTCATGGCGGTTTCGATGCTGTATTGCAGGTGCTGATGGACAAGATAGGTGAGTCGCGTTTGTGTGCCGTTCCATGAATAGCTGCCGGACTCGCCCTTCGCCTTGCCGTCGTGGCTCACCTTTTCGTTCATGTAGAAATCTGCGCGCTGAACCAGGTATTCGATGAATGTGACCGGCGCGCCTCGCTTCTCGCCCCATTCGTTGGTCTGTTGAAGCGTGACGTTCTCGATCATCTGCGTCACCTTGGGCAGCACATGGGCGTCGGCGATGCGTTGTACTTCGGCGTTAATGCGCTCGCGCACAAGCTTGTCCATTGAGCGCGCCATGTCCGACTCCATCCATACCGGGTCTCCATTCTCGTTGCTGGTCTCGAAGCGCAGGACGCTTTCGGCAATCCTGTCCACGACCCGTTGCTGCAATTCCTCTTGCGTAATACCAAGCGCCGATAGGTCAAATTGCATTCTTGTCTCCTAGTTGGGTTGTTCAATCTCTGCGGCAACGTCCTCTGCCCCGTGCTTCCTGGCGATGGCGGCGCGCATGTTCCACGCAGCGATTGCTGATTCGCGGTCACGTCCGATGCGCTCGATCATGCGCGACGGCTGCCCCGTAACTTCATCGCACCAGTGGCGCACCGAATACGTTGCTGGCTCGCTGTATTTCATGCCGGTCCAGACGCGCGTTCCCGGCATCAACTGTGTTTCGCCCGCACCGCAAAACGGGCAGGGCAGCAACTCCGCTCGCGTCTCGTCGCTCATGCGTCCGCTCCGAGCAGCGTCAGAAGAACGTGGGGCGCGCGACGCCGCGCGTGAGCGCCATCAGGCCGGTTTGCAGGTCGGTCGCGCCGATGCTGATCCAGCGTTGGTCAAGGTCGGGCACCGCGCGCAGTTTGGCGACAAGCTCGCCGAGTTCCGCGCCCTTGCTCTTGATTTCGTTCATCAGCGCGATTTCTTCCGCGTTGAGTTCACGATAGCCCTTGATCTGCCGATGTTGGTTGTCCATGCCTATTCTCCGAATACCTTTGCTTCGATCTTGGACAGCACGTCCTCTTGCTTCTCGGACAGTGCTGACCGCTCTTTGACGCTCTCAAGGAAGTTGCGCTCCCAAGAGGTCACGCCGTACTGCGACCAAACGCCGTCGCATTCCTCTTCGATGCGTTCAACACGCTGGCGAGTACTCATGCGTCCGCTCCGAGTGTCTTAGCGCGGTCGCGGATGGCGGCGGCTGACGTCTCGCATCCTTCCTGTGCGCCACGCATCTTGTCCGCAAAGTAGCGGGTTGACGCTCCCGCCTCTAGCCCGTCGTACACAATCGCCCGGTCATCGCACGCCCGCGCGCAGTCCTCGGCGACGAGCGCGGCCACGGCGAGGGCGAGGCGTTCGCGCACCGGCAACACTTCCAGCGTCGCCCCATTCGCTGCCAGCGCCAGCACCCTCTCCCGCAGGTCGTCGCTCATTCGCCCTCCTTGCGCGCGAGGGCTGCGCGGGCAATGTCATAATTGGCGAACGCACAGGAATCCCAATGCAATTTCGCAGGGTTGCGCAGCGTCCCCGCATCGCACATCGGGCAGTCCTCCCCGCGCCGCATTCCGTCTGCCGCTTCCAACGCCACCCGCATCCCCTCCGCACGCTCGTTCGCTGCGGCGAGGGCGGATTCGGCACGCTCGGCACGTTCAGTTGCCTCAACGATCTTGGCGTCGCGTTCCTGCACGACAGCATTGAACGTCTGCATCTGGCGCTCGACGGCATCGCGTTTCGCTTCCGCGCCGATCATCTTGTGGTGAGCGCGGAGGATCGCTGCGCGTGTCTCCCTGTCGTGTCGCGAGAGCATGTCCGATATGCTCTCTTCCTCGACCAGCGCATCGGCGGGCGGCTCGGCCTGCGCCGCTACGTCGGGCGCGGGCAACGTGTAAGCGTCCCTTACAGGTTGTTCGGCGGGCGCGATCTGCGGCTCGTCGTGGCGGCAGCAGGATTCATGCGCCTTGCACGCGGCGGGGCTGTCGCACACCACGCACGCATCGGACACTATCAGGTGCCCGCACGGATGGCGCGTAGGCTCGCAGGCGGGAGTGTTGGCGTAGAGAGCTCGCCACTTTTCCGGCTGGTCTGGCAGCGGCGGCGTTATGCGAATCCAATCGGCCGGCGACCCGTCGTCGCGCAAGAGTTGCCACGCCACCGGCTGCGCTGCGGCGCGCTCGGCGGCGGCGATCAGCGTGCGCAACTCGCCGCAGTAGAAATCATCGTGCGGGAGCGCCCCATCCGGCATCGGCTCACCATCGGCAAACGTCGTCGCCGCGCGCACTCGCGCAATCGCTGCGGTGAGGTCGCTCATGCGCGCACCAGCTTCCCGGCCTCGTCGCACCGATAGGCCGCGTTCGCTTCGATCCCCTGTTCCCCAACGTAGCCGACCGTGCGGCGATAGCGATCAGCCTTGCGGTCGTACCACTCAATGACGATGGTGCCGCTGCACCCGGCCGTCGCGGTGCCGAAGGCCCCGGCCGTCGCGGTGCCGAAGGCCCCGGCCGTCGCGGTGCCGCTGTCCCCGGCCGTCGCGGTGCCGCTGTACCCGGCCGTCGCGGTGCCGAAGGCCCCGGCCGTCGCGGTGCCTCTGTCCCCGGCCGTCGCGGTGCCGCTGTCCCCGGCCGTCGCGGTGCCTCTGTCCCCGGCCGTCGCGGTGCCTCTGTCCCCGGCCGTCGCGGTGCCGAAGGCCCCGGCCGT